ACCTTGCAATCTGCCTGGGGTACAACAGTACCGCTAACACTAAAGCAAACAAGCGCAGCAACATCAGCTACTAACCCGTTATACAGCACCACAATTTTGGTAAATAACACTACCGATATTAATGGCGCAGTAGCAGACATCGCTACACAATCGATTACATTTACTTGTAATTCACCAATCGTAATTACCACATCCTGATAAATAGAAATAGGGGCTAACAGATGGCTAAGTTAAAGATTACAAAGGTAGATGGCAGCGTATCTGAGCATCAGGTAACGCCATTTATCGAGTACGCGTTTGAAATTTATGCAAAGCAAGGCTTTCATGCTGCGTTTCGTATAAATGAAAAACAGACAGATGTCTATTACCTTTCGTGGGAGTGCTTAAAAGCTGCAGGCGAAACCGTGCCAATGTTCGGTGCAGAATTTATTAAGACACTTAAAAAGGTCGAGGTTCTGGATGATGACCCGGAACTATAGGGCGTGACTCGTTTACTTACCTGGTTGCACGGATCAGTTTGGAAACGGGTATCGCGCCTAACGATTTACTAGCACTAGATAGCAGGATGTTTGCAGCGTTATTACAGGCGATGAAAGATAGGGCGAAAGAGGTGAAAGATGCCAGTACAGGTAAAAGGCGGCATTGAACTTCGTAAAGCCCTAAAAAAATTTACGCCTGACTTAGCAAAAGAAACACAGAAAGAAATGGCTAATTTGCTTAAACCTATTGTGTCTAAAGCTCGTGGATTTATTCCATCGCAAGCCCCGTTATCGGGCTGGGGTAAAGCAAAGGGTAATACTAGATGGGTATGGGATGGTCGAGCTGCTAAAAGCGGCGTAGGATATAAAACCACACCTAGTAAAGTAAACAAATCTGGTTACAGATCTTTGTCTCGAATTGTAAATGCGTCTGCATCTGGTGCTATCTACGAAACTGCTGGCCGTGTTCATCCAAATGGCCGTGAGCAAGGATCATCGTTTATTGTGCAACGCCCAGGCTATAACCAAGGTGCGAATATTGTAGCGGCTGGCCCTAATCAAGGCCGTAGCCGTAACCCGCAAGCTGGATCAATATTTATACAAGCTATTAACCAGTACAGCACAATAGTAGATGCCAATAACCAAACAGGTGCAGGCCGTAGATCACGCAAAATGAAAGGCCGTGCAATCTTTCGCGCCTGGAAAGATGACGGCGGCAAGACTAACGCAGCCGTTATTAAAGCCATTGAGCAAGCCAGGGATAAGTTTAACGCGGCTGTGGGGTATAACTAATGGCCGTAGATCCATCAGTCAGAATTGATATAGCCGCCGAATTTACTGGCAAAAAAGCGTTTACTCAAGCCGATAAATCTACAGATAAATTAACTAAAAGCGTAAAAAGTTTAGCTAAAGGTTTTATAGGAGTATTTGCTGCTCAAAAATTAATACAATTTGGTAAAGCAAGTGTTAAAGCATTTGCAGAGGATGATGCAGCAGCTAAAAGTTTAGCCAAAACTTTAGAAAATCTAGGTTTAGCCTTTGGGTCAAACACAGGTACAGTAAATGGATTTATAAATCGTTTAGAAGCTCAGACTGGCGTACTAGATGATGAACTTCGCCCAGCCATGGACAGGCTATTACGCGCTACAGGTGACGTAGCCAAATCACAAGAATTGCTTAACCTTGCGTTAGATATTGCAGCTGGTACTGGTAAAAGTGTTACCCAAGTATCACAAAGTTTACAGAAAGCTTATTTAGGTCAAACACAGGCTATAGGCCGTTTAGGCGTGGGTTTGACTAAAGCGGAAATAGCATCAGGCAGTTTTGAGGAAATACAGAAAAAATTAAATACATTGTTTGAAGGTCAGGCTACTGCTGCTGCCAATACCTATCAGGGATCACTAAATAAATTAACTGTAGCCGGCAATAATGCAAAAGAAACTATAGGCAAAGGCTTAGTAGATGCGTTAAATATTCTTAGTAGTTCAAGTACAATTGATCCAACAGTTTCAGGTATTGACAGAATTGCTAATGCTATGGCAGATGCTACAACAGATGCTGCTAAATTTATTAAAGTAATGCAAGTTATGTTTAGCGATTTAAGTTTTTTCAAAAATGAAGCAACCACGGCAGCTGCCTTACGCATTAAACAAGGTACTGGCTTTACTACGCCAATGTCTGTTAGCAGCCAAGATACACAAAAAGCCGATCAAGTTGCCAAGAAAGCCGCCGAAGCCAAGGCTAAAGCATTACAAGCCGCTGCAGATAAAGAAATTAAGTTAACAAAATTAACAGCTGCAGCTAAACTTAAGGCAGATAAACTAGCCGCGGCTGCTAAGAAAAAATCAGATGCGGCTTCCGCAGCACTAACTAAAGCTGCTGCCGTATTTGATCTTGCTAAGATTGCAATAGCAGCCGCCCTTAAATCTACCTACGATAAAGATGAACGCCTACGCCTATTGGCTATGCAGGCTATTGAGGACGATAACGGCGAGGCTGCGCTTAAATACATCGAGCAATTAAAACTGCTAACCGCTGAACAGCAAACTAACAAGTTAGCCGGTATTAAGACCATAAGCGAAACTGAACTTAACTACATTAACCAGTTACTACTCGATGAACTGCAACGCATTAAAACTACAAAGATGTCCGAGGAGGAAGCTGCAGCGGCACGAGCAGCGGCCTATGCTAAATATAACGCGGCTATTATCGCATCGGGCGGCTTAGCAGTAGCTAATTTCTACACAGAAAAAACTCAGATAGAGCTGTTAGCAATAGCAAAACTGGCTGCTTTAGATACTGTTGCAGCTGCACAAGCCACGATAGATATTCTTAACTACACATCACAAACTGACATTATTGCCCGTGTTGCCGCTGCTCAATTATTAGCCGATGAAACAAAGGCAAAAGCCCTTAGCGATTATCTAAAAGGATATGACGCGGGTATTGCTGCTATTGCAACATCACAAACATTAACTGATGCTGAAAAATTAGCAGCCTTAACTACATACTTAAATACAGCCTCAGCTGCTATAACTGCGTTAGGTGGATCGCAGAAAACCATAGATGATGCAAAAATGGCTGCGTTGAAGGCTTACCTAGCTGAGGCAACTAAGCCTATTACTCAAGTTATAACTATTAAATATGATGTTATCGGTGCGCCGCCTACGGCCGTTATTCCAGGTGCGCCGCCTCTGATACCTGATTTACCTGGCACAAATACAGGGCCCAAATTTGGCGTAGGTGGGCAACCTATTTGGGAAAATGGGATGAGTCCTGGATACAACACAGGGCAGGGAACGGGATCTGTAGATAACTCAGTAACCATAGTAGTTGAAGGCAACGTATTAGATGGCGATGACTTTACCGATAAAGTAAACGATGCGTTACTTGATTCTATTCGCAAAGGCCGATCACAATACCCAGCAGGATTTATACCAGGCTAATGACAGTACCTACGATTAACGCAATTATTAACTTCTCTACTGGCCCTAGTTTTTCACAAGCCTTTATTATTGGATCAGGCATATTAGGTACTAACGTACTGGCAGATGCCGCTGCGGTAATTGTTGATGTAAGCGATGTAGTAAATAGCGTAAATATTAGGCGCGGTCGATCAGCTACAGCCGATGAGTTTCAGACTGGCTCAATGACCCTACGCATCGTGGATCAAACGGGCGCGTTCAATCCGCAAAATTCCAGCTCGCCCTACACGGGCCTACTTGACCCTATGCGCAAGGTGCTTATCTCAGCGACTTATAACAATGTCGTATATCCAATGTTTAGCGGATTTATTACTAGCTACACAACCACTACACCTAAAAATGCTACTGATGTCGTGTACACCGATATAACTGCAATCGATGCCAGCCGCTTAGCGCAAAATGCTCAGATCAGTACAGTTACAGGGGCAACCGCTGGTGATCTAAGTGGCACAAGAATTAACCAGATCCTTAATACAATCGCTTGGCCTTCATCAATGCGCGATGTAGATGCAGGTTTAACTACCTTGCAGGCAGACCCTGGCACAGCCCGTACAGCCCTAGCAGCCCTGCAGACAGCCACTAATAGCGAATATGGCGCAATCTATGTAGATGCAGCTGGCTCGTGGACGTTCCAAGACCGCTTAGTTACTACTGCCAGCATCGGCGGCACGCCTACCCTGTTTAACGATAACGGCACGGATATTGGCTATTTTAACGCTGTATGGCGACTTGATGACACCCTTGTATTTAACCAGGCTAATATCACTAGATCAGGTGGCAGCGTTCAATCAGCGGTAAATTCTGCCAGCGTTGATAAATATTTCGCCCATACCTATAACCAGCAAGATTTACTAATGCAGACCGATGCGGTCGCGCTGGACTATGCCCGTGCCTACGTTGCCAGCCGCGCAGAAACTAGCGTTAGATGCGATGCCATTGAGTTAGACCTATACACGGACAATTACAACACAGGAATAATTGCCGCCCTTGATCTTGATTTTTTTGACCCGGTAACTATCACTACTAATCAGCCAGGTGCATCTACTCTTACAAAGACCCTACAAGTTTTCGGCGTGGCGCATAATGTTACCCCGAATAAATGGCGCACTACCTTTACTACACTTGAACCCGTGATCGATGGGTTTATATTAAACTCAAACCTATATGGCGTACTTGATACGTCTGTATTAAGTTACTAAGGAGAAAAGAAAATGGCAGCTGGATTAGGCCTAAAAACGTTCGTTACTGGGGATGTGCTAACTGCCGCAGATACTAACGGCTATTTAATGCAAGGTGTTTGGGTATTCGCTAGTGCGGCCGCCCGTTCAGCTGCAGTAACTAGCCCGCAAGAAGGCAATATGAGTTATTTAAAAGATACTAACTCAACTGAGTATTACAGCGGATCAGCGTGGGTTCCCATCGCAGGTGGCGCAGCATCTTATGTAGGTGCATCCGTTTATAAGACTGGGGTTCAGTCTTGCAGTAATGGCAGCGATAACATTGTCACATGGGACGCTGAGTATTTTGACACGAATACTATCCATGACAATGTTACAAACAATTCACGCTTGACAGTACCAACAGGATATGGTGGTAAATGGTTAATTAACTACCAAATTGCTTGGGGTGCTACTAGTACAGGTGCAAAATGGAATTACATTTACAAAAATGGCACAGATGTATTTGGTACTTTTATTACTTATGTAAGTGCTGGTAGTAACATCACAGTATCAGCATCTTTGGTATTAAATCTAACAGCAGGTGACTATATTGATTGCAGAGCTGGTCAAAACTCAGGCGGTGCGCTTAATATAATTGCAGGTTATTCAAGCCAACTTCAATTTAGCTTTTTGGGAGCATAATGTTAATTCAATTTGATATGCCTAAGAATCTTAACGGCGAGCAGTTAATTACTGAATTAAATGCGGCTGGGGTTCAAACAGATAAACGACCTTTAATTGATCATAAAAAAGATTTATGGCTAGATATTGCCGAATCTGATAAAGCCAAAGCAGCTGCGATTGTTAATGCTCATAAAGGCATTGATAAAGAGCCAACCATTGAGGATAAGTTATCTAGCGTAGGCTTATCAGTTACCGATCTAAAGGCCGCTTTAGGCTTGTAATGACAGCAATCAGTTATAACGGCTGGCCAGCCTCTAAAGAGGTTGAGTCGATCCGTATCAAGTCTTACGCGATTAAGGGCAGCAAGGTAAAGCTGCGTTGCGCCTATTTTGCTGCGCCTTTATTGGTTGCCTTTGCTGAGCAGTTTCATGAACTCATCGAGCCGATCGATGGCGGTGCGCTAGATGACTGGGGCTACTGCTATAGAGATGTTAGAGGCGTACCGGGCAAGTTAAGCAATCACAGCAGCGGTACGGCTATTGATCTAAATGCGACTAAGCACCCACTAGGCAAGGCTGGAACGTTCCCAGCTGAGAAAGTACCGATGATCCTGGCGTTGACTAAAAAATATTCTTTGATCTGGGGCGGTACATGGACTAGGCGTGATGAAATGCATTTTGAGGTGGGGATCGACCCGGTAAAGGCCGCAAAACTAATAGAGAAGTTAGGATTAAATTATGCCGACTAGCGCACAAGTATCAGTAGGAACTACAGCCACGCTTTTAGTAGCTGCAAACATTATGGATCAAACAGTACAGCTGCATAATTTAGGCGGCGGTGCGGTTTATATTGGTGGGGCTAATGTCACTACATCTAATGGTTACAAAATGGATAACACAGATAAATTACAAATACCTGTAGGAGATAACGAGGCTTTATACGCTATTACTGCCAGCGGTACTCATACTGTTGCAGTATTGTCACAAGTCAACTAAGGGCATTTAGGAGTAAGACCATGAAAGAACAAGCTAAGGCCGCTGGCCTGTCATACCTACGCGCTGCTGTTAGCTGCGCTGCTGCGCTTTACATGTCAGGGATTTCAGACCCTAAGACACTAGCTAACGCATTTATAGCAGGATTTATTGGCCCATTGTTAAAAGCAGTCGATCCTAAAGATGCTACCTACGGCATTAAATCTAAGTAAAAAACTATACCTAGTAGGGCTAGGCGTGACTATTGCGCTTAGCCTTACTGCGTGTGGTTATGATGGCTGGGTACGTTACCCATGCCAAGAATATGAAAACTGGAATAAACCTGAG